AGGATTCTGCTAGTTTAGCAAAATAAGATAAAGCATCATCATCTTCATCACTAGCAAGTGATACAGGTTCTTTGGTTTTACTGCCAAGACCTTCACTTAAGTCTTCAAGTTCTCTTACTGATCCACGAGTTGTCTCTTCTTCAAAGACTTCTGGATCGGATGGACGGGAACTCGCTACTCTTAAAACATTTTGTAAACGTTTCTTGAGTTCATCATAAGTTTTAAACTGGTCGGCAGCAACAATCTCTGCAAGAGAGAACTGTTTCTTCCATAAACCTTCTAGTGCATCGTCATCATCAAGAACAGGACTTACAGCAGCAAATTCAGAACTATCATAGTTTCTAAAACCTGCAACATTTTTTGCCTTCAACTTGAAGTTAGCACCTTGCCAGAAATCAAATGGATCGATTGCTTCTTCATCTTCAAACTCTGGTTGCATTGCTGCAGTAAGTTTGTCGAAGATTTTCTTACCATATTTGAATAGGAATACTTTTCCTTCATTTTCTGGATTCGCAGGATCTTTAACAACGTAGATATTAGAAATGTAAGTTAACTTACGCTTCTGCTTTCTTGCTGTCTCTTTACCTGCATCTGTGCCATTATTCCAGAGTTCAGTGTTGTATTCTGATACTGGATCCTTCTGACCTAAAGTTGTCAAAGAGTTTTCAATATACCATCCGCCTGGTCCTTGAAACGCATGAGAGTATAACTTCACAAATGGAAGATCCTCTCCGTTAGGAGCAGGTAAGAAACGGATTATAGCATATCCATTACCACCCTTATCAACATCAAGTTTCCACAGACGATCATCTGATGATCCCCCTGTGTTATTCATTTTTTCAACTTCTTTAACAAGTTTAGCTGTCAAAGAACCTAGCTTTGATTGCTTTTTAAGATTAGCAAACGACATTTTGGATACCTCGGATTAGTTAGATTTGGTAGATTTACTTTTATAGTATAGCAAAGAAACTCTTATTGGTCAACTGCCAATCGTAGAGTTTGTATTGTCTTGTGCATGGCTTCAAAAAGATAGGGCATGTCTGTACCATCAGGAAAACCCATGACCATGATGCTCTTTTTAAGATCATCTTTCATTTGTTTTGCCTCTGGATCATCAGAAAGAGACAGACGAGTATACATTACCTTTTGTCTCTCCAACAAGTCAACTAGCATATCAATATGCTCCACTTGAGATTCACGAGACATACCACTAAAAGAAAACAATGCACCATAGATAGACTCTTGGAGTTGATTGATTTCCTTTAGTTCTTCACGAACTATTTCTGAATCGAAAAATTTACTCATTGATCAGTTCTCGTAAAAATTTTTTATATTGGAACACATTAATATTTAGGAAAGGAAGATATTTTTTTAATTTCAAACTTACGGATTCCCACACTGGGTCTTTTAACTTGTCATCGAAGTTTTTTCCAAAAGAAAATATTTTCTCGAAGATTGCGAATGTTTCCAAATTTATGCTTCCACCCAGATACTTTTTTAGTATGAGTGGATGTCCCTTCGAGCAGTTGAATATTTCTTCTAATTTCTTTTCCGATAGCAATTCCCTTGATTGTTCTTTGAACAAGTAGGTCAAACTCTGCTGTCTTCTCATCCAATCTGCGTAGTTTCTTTCGCCAGAGTTTATTATTTCTCCAATCCATAAATTTTGAGGTGTGTCGGTTGTAACAAAGTTTGCAAGAAGAAAATCTGTAATCTCTTGATCTGAATATTTTCTTGATGTTTTTTCAAACCAATACTTGTCTTTTCTTTTATTAAATGAGGTGACAGTTGCCCTTGATTTACCACCATACTTAAAAAAGTCATACTTACTGTTCGTAAAATGACTTTTCATCGAAAGATATGTTTGGTAGGTTTCAAACGGAGTCACTTTCGTCTTCAACATCATGTGATTCTAATTGTGTAATTGCGTCAACAGGAACGTCATGATCACCGATACGATACCAGTGTTCTAATTTTCCTGATTTAAAACTTTCACGTTTTCCAAGATATTCGAGATCATGAAATCTATGTTCTCGAAGCATTGCTTGTAAACGATGGTGTATCAAGTCCGATTGGGAAATTTTCATAATGGAAGTTTAGCACGAGAAGTCTTCTTCATAAAGTTAAGTCTTGTTGCATCCCACTTAAGTCTTTCCTTCAAGGGTTTTGAAACAACCTTCTTTATAGAGTCTACCTCAAGATTGTTAATTTCGCAATAGTGCAATATTGCGTCAATGTAATTAAGATTTTCCTCTGCCACGATTTTTTCAATCTCTATGGCAAATTTTTGCGGAGTAAGGAATTTACTCGCAATCGCTTTTTCTAATTCTTTATTTGGTTCCATAGAGTTCCAATTTATCTCGAATAAACTTCTCGATGTACTCTGTAAGAAGTTTGATGTACTTTGCTTTGTCTCTTTCTTCATAGACGACACACTCTCCATTTTCACAAGCCATAATAATGACCAATTTTTTAACAGGGATACCAGTCAGTTCGTAGAGCATACAACCATATGCCATACATTGAACAAAATAGTGATCAATCCACTCTCGTGGTTTGGGTTTTTTTGAGGTTTTGAAATCGATTATCGCTAACTCGTTCTCATACTCTGCTATACAATCAACGGTTCCCGCTATACCAAGTTGTTTGCTATAGAGAGATCCTTCTAGTGCGTGTATATTATTTATATGCTTAAGTTTGGATTTAGATATCTTAAATAAGAACTCTGCCATTGGTTGAACGGGTGGAAGTTCTGCATTTTTAAGATAATTTTCAGTTAACGTGTGCATATCAGTACCACGACTTGTAGCCGCTTTTGTAATACGATCTGCAGTTTCATTTCCGACTCTTTTTCTCCAATTCGTAAAAATCTCCTTATTATAGTGACTTGTAATTGAAGTAATCGAAACTAATTTAAGTAATTCGTCTTCATCTGGAACAGAATAATAACGAACTCCTTCAACTGTCTCCCTTTCAAGTTTCGGAAGATCTAAATTTACAAAATCAAACATTACATACCTAGTTGCATTTTAGCGATGATGTATTCTTTAACAAGACCAGAACGAACAATGTCTTCTATACCAAATTCGACAATATCAAAGGAAGGCATCGTACGGGCGATTTTTAAAAAATCAACAATCCCATTTTTTTCATTAGTTTTTTGTAGATCGGTTTGAGTGGCATCACCACAGAAACAAATTCTACTATTTTCACCAACTCTTGTTATTATACTATCTAATTCATGAAAATTCAAGTTTTGGAATTCATCAACTAAAACAATACAGTTATCAAGTGTTGTTCCCCTCAAAAATGAGGTACTCCAGAATTTAATTGTCTCTTGTGCTTTGAGATTACCATAGAGCATTTCAAAATCTGCATCAGATGGCATCTGGAACATATATTTTACCATATTCTTGTATGGTATTTGGTAAATATCTGCTTTATCTTCATGATCACCAGGCAAAAACCCGATTTCACGAGTTGCAACAAGTGATCTTACCAAATATATTTTTTCGTATGGTGTGCTTTCATCTAGAACATCAGAAATTGCATTATATAAGGTAATAAATGTTTTTCCAGTTCCTGCTGCACCATAAGCAATAATATGCTTACCATTTGTGTAAGCATCAAATACTTTTTTCTGACTATCTGATAATGGTTCGATATCCACCAGATAATCATTATTAATTGGTTTTTTTCTTTTCATCTGTTTTGCGGTCAATCCAACCCCAATCGGTTGATCGGAACCTCTTTTTTTTCTTGCCATTATAAGGTTTTCACTCTAGAACCTGGTGATTTTTGTGCTTTTTTCAAAACTTCATTCCAACCAGGATTCTTTTTTCTTAACTTATCCTTCCATTCTCCAACTTCGCCAACACCTGGCATTGTTGAAGGATCAGAGTAATCACGACTCCAATCGGGATTCTCTTCTGTCCATTTGTCCCAATCATGAACACTCATTGAGACTTCTTTCTTTTCACCTGTTTCTTTGTGTACTACTGGATAAGTTGCCATTTGATTATTACAATATATTAATATTTAGACCCATTCCAGAGCCTCTGATACAGTTGAAAACTGTTCAATAAAAACTTTACGACATGCTTCAGCAATGTCCATATGTTCTTTTTGTGTGCCATGTGCAGAACGTAGATCAATATAATGAATCCAAGAACGACATGAACCTGTCATATAGATTTTAGTTGGTGTGCACAATGGCAGCACCATTCGAGCACATTCTTTTGCAACTCCCTCTTCGATCATCTGATTATACAGTGCTTGAGAAGAACTAAACAGTGTAATCATCTGTGCTTCTAATTTCTGTCTTACAAAAGGATCAAGATCATCTGTTGAGTTTTGACGATTCTTTAAATCTTGTTTTCTTAAGTCTGGTAGTTCTATATTACCTAATTCATTACTTTGAGCATATCTTTGAGAAAACTCTTGAAAAGTAAAAGAACGATGTCTTAATATCTGTGCTGCAATCGCACGAGTCGTCTCTATTTCCAGTGTCATTGATGATTGTTCAAAAACAGACCAATGATTGTGCTTAATACAATATCTCAATAATCCTGCATAATTTGGATTATCTTGATTACTTGGATTAGACACTCTGGCAATATGTGCCATTGTTTTTTCTGCATCAGGGGTGATGCTAACCAATTTAACGGTCATTACTTGAATCCTTTAGATGTTTTTTCCTCAATAAGTGCTAATTCATGTTTAGCGACTTTTAATTGATCTTTAATTAACTTAAACTGCTCATCATCAAAAAGTTCTCTCTTTCTTAAGAGTCTTTCAAGCAATTTTACTAATCGTTTTGCACGACTAATCGGTGTAGCCATCGTCATCGTCGTAGAGTTCATCATAGTCAGCAGGTTGAGCAAATGCATCAGAATTTTTGTATGCATTCACATCAGAATACACCTCTGCCTTAATATTGTCAATCATCAGTTCTAAATTACGAATCATGACTTTTAGTTTTTCTCTATCCATGTGAGTGGTGTTTTATATAGTATAGCACAAAAAAAGAAGGGGTACAACCCCTTCGTTTTATTTTCCATACAGGAATTGAACTTCAGCAGTTATGATTGTGAGAAAGATAGCAGATGCTATACATATCTCTAATGTTTCAATCACTTAAGACTTGTAAGTTCTTTTTCTTGTCTTACACCACGGTAAGTTAAATCGACCTTGTTAGTCTGCTTTGTTTTATTCCTGTCAGTGTCATATACGACACCACGGTATGTGACTTGTGCCATTTGGTTTGCTCCTAAAGTAGTTGGACTTTTTAAATCCGTTCCTTCAGTCGGCTTTTGCGTCCTCAAAACATACTGGATCAGTATGTGCAATAATTACTCTAGTCATCTCTAACCTTTCAGGGTCAAAGGGTCTAACTAAAGATAGCAACTCATTGGCATCTGCACAATTAAGTGGAGCACCAAGTAATATTAATTTTGCTAAAATGTTGTACATGAGGATGAACGAACCCGTTCCGAGCTGGCTTACTTGCGTCCAATAATAAAGGTTTCACATTG